CAACAGACTTAGAACTAGAGAAATCACCAGCAGAGAACAATGTGCCAGTGGTTGAATCTTTAGTTGCGCTACCGCCAATGTTAATAAAGCATCCAGCCACAGTACCTGTGCTGGTCATAGAGAATGACACGGCAGAAGATGTAGTTTTGCTAGAAGCGGCAGCGGCAGAAAAAGATGGCGTAGGACGATTGCCAGAATAGGCGGGAGCGTTAGTGCCACCCACCTCTAACCAGCTTGCGTGTGAAGCTTGTGTATCAGCAGCCACGGCTGTACCTGTGCCCTTTAAACCCATCACAACTGCGCCAGCGGCTGAGTTTCCAAGGATTGTGTCCAAGGTCAAGTTCTTACCAACAGTTGTTACCAAGTTTTGAATAGGTTCGTCCCACTTGATGAAGCCATCCGCGCTGTAACAAACAGCATGGTAGTAACCTTCAATTGACATCTGGTCAGAAGGCATTGTGTTGTATTTAGTAATTGCGGCTACTTGGTCTGTAGCGGTCATTTTGTCCAAGCTCATGTGAGACTCCTTAATTAGAAGAACGGATTAACGCTGCTGTCGCTGTGTTAGCAGGCATTGTGATGGTGAAATTGGTAGAGGTTTTGTCAGACCCAAAGTCCAACACAGCAATGGATTTATTACCTTGAGTGACGTTGTAAATCAGCGCACAACGAGCCGTTACAGACGCGTTAAACACCACATCGGCAAAGTCTACATAGGCTGTAAACCCAGAAGAATTGATTGTTACGCCTGTCAAGGCCACCCCGCCTGCAACGTATCCAGTACCAGTTACTTCGCCAGATGTCGTGTAAACAGTGGTTGATTCGTTTAAATCAGCGTTGGCTGTATACAGGGCAATCTTTAACGTATTGGTGGATAAGTTATGGACGCCCGTATAAAGCTCTGTTTTAAAGCTAGTCGTCTGGGTTTGGAGGATGCTACTCATGAAACTGCAATCCTAACCTGACCATCACGATAAGCATCTGCGCGTTGTTTGCCGTCACCCAAGTTCTTGAGGAGTGCAATAGCTTGAACGTACCGTTCTTGATACGTCTTGTACATACCATCTTCCGGTGCGCTCTTCATGTAAGTTCCAGCCTCACATAAAGTTCCATACAGCAACGCAGAGTCAAAATTATCACCAAGCCATGTGGTCAAAGCGGTAACAATAGATTCTGGGTAGTAGTAGTAATGCAGTTCTGCGTAGTAATTGGCGTTGGGCGTTGGGCCAAGAATAAACGACAACTCATTTACATTGGCTGACTGTGGGCCAAAGATAGCGTAGTGCTGGGGTTCAGCAACTACCGAACTCAACGGATACGCTTCACGAATAAAGTTCACGTCTTTGTTAAGCAGGTACAAGTAGTCGCCTTGGAACGTTACCGTCGTTGAAACCGTACCGCTGTTAGCCACAGTTAGATAAATTGTGGTCCCACTAATAGCGCGAACAACCGCATTAGTTCCAATGTTTGTACCTGTTACCTGCTGACCTACAGCGATACCAGTTGTACTTACAACAACAATACTTTTTGCCCCAGACGTGCCGGTAGCGGTTGTAGAGTTGTACGGGTATATGGCAAGGCTATATGTCGAGAGAAAGTCCTCTGGACAAGCCAAATACTTATTGCCATTTGACAATACACCCGTGACGTTCTTCCGCAAGTTGGCAATCTGCACCGTGTTATAGATGCGTTGCTCCGCCTGCTTGATCATTGTATTGATCGTGGTCGTGTCAAACGTGTTCTGCGTGTAATCCTGTACCGCAGCCACGAGTTGGGCGTATGTCATTGCCATCGTTTAAACCTTAGGCCATTGGGCCACGAGCCATCAAACCTTTGGTAGCCGCACCTGTACCGCGGACTTTAATGCCTGATGTCTTGACTGCTTCATTACCAGCCGAACGGCTGATGTTGCCAACAGACATGTCAACAGTATTTGCGCTGCTATGGTTAGGGCCGCTACCGGGATTGGGAGACGCTTGGACTACTTTACCAGTCATGGTGTGTGGTGTGGCATAGACCTTAGCATCGCCAACTTCTTTACCCATCATCTTTTTGCTAAATGTAGCCATGATTAGCCTCGCTTCTGTGCGGCAATTTTTGCCAAGTTACGACCCATAGACAACATATCGGCATTGGTTTTACCCTTACCTTTACCCTTGCCGCCCATCGTTTCTTTAGATGTAGGGCCGCTGTCACCGTAGTTTTTGCCTTCGGTCTTGCCTTTTTTAGCGATGCCGTCGGCTGATCGTGTGTATGCCATTTTAAACTCCTTAAGATATGCTTACTGTACCAACAAATGTCGTTGCCACCAAGTAGTTTGGTGTCAATCCTGCATCAAAATTACTAGCCCCGCCTACAGGTGCCCAACCCCATTGAATATCCCTTGATCCACCCGCGGTGTATCCGTCAACGTTAACGCCAGAAGTCACATACGTTGTGTCCTTGCGTGGGTTACGCAAAGCCTGTGGGTCATCAACCGGAAACGTGCCCAACATCAACTGAGGCTGATCGGGGTCCCAGCACTCAGGGCAAACCAACAACTGATATTTTCTTTGCTTAATGACTTCCGTCTTAAGTTTTTTAAGCAGGTATTGCTGGCCACAGCGGTCGCACATGGCAATCGCTTTTTTGCCGGATGCAAACCTATTTCCCATTACGTGCTACCAATAAACATCTGACGGGGAACAAGGCGAATTGCGGCTTTTTCTCGGTCTTCGCCAGCGGCAATCTCAAATGTCTCGTTGTACATCATCTTGAGCATCTCAATCCGGGGCATTAACTCAGGCACTTTGACTGCAATGTGGTACGCCAAACCCGATACAAGAGCCGGTAGGAAACGGAAATTCATGTCCGCAGTGCTGACACCAGCGCCAGCGTCTTGGACGCGTCTGAGTCTCCAGTATACGAACTGGTAGGGCGTTGAGTTGTCAGGAGTGGGCCAGACTGTTATGGCTGGTAGTTGGGGCACAAAGACCGCAACACCATCCGCTTGAGACGCCGCTGTTGTATTGTTTTGCCCACGGAATACCCCACCAAGCACATTGCCGGTGACGTACGTGTAGTAGATATCTTCCGTACCCAAGCGGATAAATCCGGAACCCGCCAAGCCAACTACAGAGCTAAGCGTTATTGTGGTGGCTGTTGACGAAATCGCGCCATCCAAGACCGCATTCGTTGGATTAGTTTCGCCAGAGAGTCTTTGCACCCAGACTTGAATTGGGCGAGCTTGGCTAAGCTTGTTTGGAATAGTTGCATAAGTAGAGACGCTAATGCGTGTAATGGTTAAGTCCGCCTGCGTAGACGCAGTGTTGGACCCAGTACGAACGACATGTTCTAGCAGGTCAATCGTGTCGGTTGGTAGGGCGTAAGTGGCTAGCCCCGGAGTCAGGTTAATGATTCCCTGCTCCATTGTCCACATATTTATACCCTTAGACTGCCATTCAATGGTCATCAAGTTCATTGACCGCCGCGCCGTACGCAGATCGTAACCCGTACGCATTTCCCGGCCCGCACGCTCCCATGCTTCTTCAGCGATTTCCGTGAAGTCCATATTGAAGAGTGTGGTGCCGGTAGTGGTCATTTTTTAGCCGTCTTTGCAGAGTCAATAAAAGCCTGAGCCGTAGGTGCGCCCTTTTGCCCGGGTTTACGCATTTTTTCACCACGAGCGCGTTTGGCGTTAATGTTGGCATAAAGGCCAACAGGACCCCCTTCAGCGTACTGCGTGAAGTCAGTATCGTCCCTACGCGCTTTGCGTACACCTTTGGGCATCTTGGAGGGCATGATAGCCCCCATTCCGCGGCTGGCTAACATAATTAAATGAACTTTCCGCGGGTCTTACCCTTGGATGCAATGCCGTCAGCACGACTTGACGCAGAACCGTATGAAGGTTTAGCTTGTTTAACAGCGCCCATCTTAGATGGTTTAACTGAGCCACCACGTTTCATGCCCATGCCAGAACCGGCAAAGTCAACGCTGTTTCCACCGCGATCTTTACCTGCAAAAGCAGCACGCAGACGCTCACCAACAGAACGTGTATCGGTTGTACCACTACCGCTTCTTGCATTTTCACGGCTTCTTTTTGCGCGATCTGCCAAAGACATCTTGGTTACGTCATCAGGCATCTCTGAAGCTTTGATTGCGGGTTTAGAAGCGGGCTTAGATTCAGCTTTAGGAGCAGGCTTGGAAGCCGGTTTAGACGCGGCTTTTGGTGTAGCCCGTACTGTTTCGGACATACCGGGGGCACCACGCTTCATAGAATCCGCAATATCTTGGGCTTCTTCAGATTTGTTAGCTGCTTCCAAAGCGTCTATTTCACCGCCGTATTCGTAACGTTTTTTCATGTTAACTCCTTTTAGCAGGCGTACCCGCCCATGTTCATTTTAATCATTGTGCCCTTAGTTTTACCTTTTGAGCAGCAGCCATCAGCGCGGCTTGAAGCCGTACCGCCTTTTGCCAGTTTAGTTACTGGTTGACCTTTATGCAAACGGCTTTCATGTTTGTTCACGGCCTTCTGCATCATGGCTTTGTCTTGTTTTAAGTCCATTGCCATGTCTTCTTTCATGTCGCTCTTAGCCATATCACCACCTTTAGAGAATTTGCGGCCCTTGTCCGCTTGATTAAAGTCCTTGCCCACGGACTGTGGGACTCCTGCTTTCTTAGCAAACTCTGGGTTGTTAGCCACAGCCGCCATGAAATTATGTTGTTTCTTACTTGTGCTTGGCATTAGTGTTTACATCCGCAAACTTGACCGCCTCGGCGATACTGACTGTACGAGTAATCTTCAAATTTGCCGCCGCCTGTATTGCCGTAATCAGACTCCCAAGGCATTGATTCTGTTGGGATGTTTACCCCACCCATGTCGTCAAACGTGTACCCTGCCGGGGCTACGCTTTCTGTAACGGGTACGTTCATGCCAAGATTAGGGTCGTATGTAGACCCAACCGGGGCTACGCTTGAAGTGTCTGTAACTGGTACGGTTAGACCACGACTTCCACCAATACTAGGCGTTGAATTTAATATATTAATCATCTCTGTGTAAGATAAATTACCCAAGTCATCCGTAGCACCAGTGCTGGTTGGATTTGCATCGCGTATGATTGCGGCTAACAACGCTGGGTCAAACCCCTCTGGTGCGCCGCTAACTGGCGTTGATTGCAATTCGTACGGAAGATTATTAACGTTGTTCTCAAATATTGGGTTACCTTCAGGCAGCGGGCCAACTGCGCTCCCAGTGCCGGGAGTTTGCGTACCGTAGTTCATATCTCGAATGGTATTTTCAAACTGGGCAGTAGCTTCCGGTGTACCAGCGGATTGACGCAATGCTTCCATACGGGCTTCGTATTCAGCATCAGTCATTCTAGGCGTGGCACGTATAAAATCACCAATAGAATTGGGTAGAGCATCCCCAATGGTGTCACGCATTACTTCTTTGTAATACTCTTTCTCGTCGTTAGCGCCAGCTTTCAACTCTTTGTAGTCGTTACCGTACCCCAAGTAATCCGCCGCTGCGGTGACGCCTTTGTTAAGAAGATATGCTTGTGGGTTAAGCGCAAAAGTAATGAAGTCCATTTGGCTTGGCGACAAATAGGGAGACACTTTATCTTTGGCAAATGTGCCAACAGCGCCTTTTACTAAGTTGGTAATGTCCGCCATGGTTACTCGTCCTTAGGCGCACCCTTGCGCCCCAACAAATTCTGAACTGTCTTGGTCTCCCAAATGCGGATGGCCGTCCACACGATTGTAAAGATTGCGGCAATCGACGGCAACATTTCCACCAAGGTTCCTACAACAGTAAGTATCGACAACGCATCAACAACATGCTTTGCCGTTTCGTGTGACTCGCTCATTTCAGCAGTTCCACGCCCGCAGGCTCTTGTTGATACGTGAGTTCGGGTCTTTGGCTGTCTCCGCACTCGTGAGTTTTTTCTTCATGCCACTCATCCGGGCGCAGAAGGAGTCGCGCCGGGACCCGCCCTCGGGCTGGGGTGCTTTCAACCCCGGCTTGCCCGGATTGGCTTTGTTGTAGGAAGCACGTCCTTTGGCGTTCAATCCGCCCTTGTCCGATTTGCCTTCCTTGCGTTGCCATGCTGGTGATTTAGCCATTTACGACTTTCAGTTTGTGCTGGTAAATGTTTTCCAGCAAAGGCATAACAACTTCTTCACGGAAGTTGCGCTCAAATGTTTCTTGTCCAACGTGAGGGAGGCTAATGTCAACGTCAATATAGACTGAGAAATTCATGTCTGTGGCTCTGTCACAGAACAGGTAGTCTTCACCCACATACTTGCCATCCACAATGGCAAAGTCAAACACGGCTGACATTTTTTCTGTGGGGGACTTCTCGTAGGTCCACTCAGGGTGCGCTGCGATCATCTGTTCAATGACGTGGCGCTGGATCAACATGAACCCTGTGGGCGCACGTTTCAAACGAAGCATAGAGCCTTCAAACTCTAACTCTCCGTTGTGGTCGTAGTACACATCAGCAAAGAACTTAGCGTCTTTGGCTCTGCGTGGATATGCACCAGCCGTAATGTCCATGTGGCCGCTCTGGGCCATCAAGCGCAAGATGTCGTCAGGCGTAACAATTACATCCGCGTCAATAAACAGAAGCTCTGTGCAGTCTGTCTTTAAGAATTCGTGTACCAACGCATTTCGTGCCATCGTAATGATGGAGCAGTTGGAAAGATCAGACAACGTGACGGACACACCAAGGCTCATT